CAGGTAACGAATCCCGCCAAGTATCTGCGTGTATCTACCGGCGTATACATGCCATGCGTAATGCAGTTACGGCAGAAGTGAGGGCTTTCAGGTTTCATCTCACACTCCCTTCACCGACCCCGCAGAAACTGCATCGGCGGTGCCATGCCCATACCTTGACCTCGCCACACTCACGGCACTTGACCGTGAGCAACCCGCGAAACAATCTCAAAATCCTGCTCATCTCACGCCTCCTCGCCGTCGATGATGGCAACGCTAGTGCGGTAGACCTCGTGAGCGTTCTCGCGGATGTCGATGAAGTCCAACTGCTCCTGTTCGCTCGGCTGACGCACCCGCGCAGTCCACGCGATCATGTTCTCCAACACGGCAAGCACCTGCTCGACCTCGTCGGGGGTTAAGTTTCTTCCTGTCATCTCACACACTCCTTCCTGACATGGTCAGGATGTTGATTAGGCGAAGGTTTGGTGAAGTGGAGCGGCATGGAACTACGAAACCCTCGTAAACCTCGCGCCATGCCGTGTCATCTAATGTCGTTCCTGACACCGTCAGGATTGTTTGCTGTGCCTCTGTAATTGCTACTTCCACTATACCTATATTATAACCTAACTGAACTCTCATGTCAAGTGACGAAGCAAAATATTTTGGTTCGGCGTGGGCATCAGATTCGATTTGCTTAGATGATGCGGTGACGCCGTACGCCCCCGTTGCCGTAGTGTATGTGGCGTAATTGTTGTCCTGACAATGTCAGGATTGGCACGGGCGGCGGAGAAATGTGTTCCGGTGTTCCGGCGTGTTCCAGTTTTGAAACTTGTTATATACTACGGAACAGGATTCTGAATAGTGCAAGTGGGGAGAACGTGGAAGTTGTAAGTTATTGATTTTATAGATATAGATAGATAGAAGAAGAAGAAAAAGTAGTAATATAAAATGTAAAAATATGTATGTGTTCCGGTGTTCCAGCGAAATATAGGATAAAGACAATAAGGTTAAAATTTTTTTCGTTTTTTTGCGCTTGCAGAAAAGTCCGAACTCAAACATTTTTTTCCGTAAATCCTCTTGCAGGTGCGGAACACCGGAACAAACCCGTTTTTTCTTTTTAGATTCATGGGCTTAGCGTGTTCCGTTAACGTGATAGGTGAGGAACAAACGGTGGAACACCGGAACAGACTCCTGACATCGTCAGGACTAACGCTAGGCCATGCTCTAAAACTCGGGCTTGCGCTTGAACTTGCGCTTGCGCCTAGACTTGGGCTTGGGCTTCCTCTTCTGGAACTGGTCTCCGTAGAACTGGTCTCAGTAACTGGCTTCGCTCGCGACAAAACGCAGACGTAAAAAAGCCCCGCCGAGCAGAACCCGACGGGGCGATGGTTTAGAAGTTAAGACGTAGTTGCGCGACAGGCGGCTTGATCGATTCGGGCAGGAACGTGGCAATCACGCGCACCCCTGTGGGGTGCCCGCAGGAGTACTGTATCTCCCGAACCACGACCCAATTAAATTCCGTATCGTACTCATATAAGCGATTAATGAGACCGTACCGATCGATCGCTTCCTCGATCAGTTTTTTAGCGATTGACATGACATATCCCCTAAACAAGTTATAGAGTAGGGGGCGGCTCGCGCCGCCCCCCGTGATTCCTGACCGTGTCAGGATTTGCGCGACCCCTTCACAGATCGCTTCAACACCTTGTCAGCGAACAGATCGCACTCGATCTTGAACTCCGCATCCGACAGACATTCGCCGCCATCCGTCTGCCATCGATCACGCGCGCCTTTCAGCGACTTGTAGAGACCAAGCAGTTTTTCGTCGAGCGCCATCGGCCCCTCACCGCCCGCGCGCTGTGCTTTCTTCCAGAACCGAGACAGCACCTGATCTTTCGCATTGTTGATCAGATCACGCAGACCCTTCTCGCCATCCGGTCGCAGACCATTCTCGGCATTACCGCGCAACCACGCTTTCATGCCGCGCGGCTTGTCCTTGACCCCATTCAATTCGGTCAGATTGACCGAGATCGCGTGCGCCCCCGTGATGGTGAAATTCGCAGGATGCGCTTCATCAACCGGCAGGTACTCATCGCTCGCCGCATTGACTTGATGGACGCGCAGATCGTAGTCCGACCCCTTGACCAGAGCCTTCAACACCTGCGGCCCGAGGATGGCATCGATGGCCTTACCGCCCTCGGACTTGCGGTCAGTCACGCCGAGATCGGACACGATGCCGCGAAACTCCGCGAGGATAGGCTTCCAGCCTTTCTCCGCAGACGAATGAACCGCCGCCGCTTTATCGGCCAGAACGGTCAACTGAGATTTAACGGAAGCATTGATAGCAAATGACATAGTAGATACTCCACAAAGATTGAGAACATCCTGACACCGTCAGGAATCGGTCAGAACCCCAACCGACGCCTCTATATTACCACATCGCCTGTACTATGTCAACGCGACGGCAGGCAAGAGGCGCAAAAACGTGGCGCGTAACTCAAGTACATTACCTTTTCCCAGTCCTACCATTGTCGTACTCAAGTCCACACAAAATGCCAAATTCAGCCCATCGCGACCCCACTACCCCGCCACCCTGCGCGTATCAGCAAACCTCCTCGGCATCGACCTAGTACACTTGAACCCTTACAAATCCCCCCACGTTTTTTCCAAATCTGGCTAAGCGACCCCCACCCCTGCTGTATAAAAACCCACCCCCTTTGCTTTTTGGTACCATGCTGTTTTTTTACATATTTATTTTGTACTATTCACGCCCATGACCCAGCCGGTTCTGATCCCGGAAATTGAAGAGTTAGTCCCGCTGCCTGTTAGCGCAGCCGAGGCATTGCCGCCCTTGTCTCAGGAAGAAGAGATACAGATGAGAGCGCGCACTATTAAGTTGGTGTCAGACTTAACAGGTATTCCTGTCGTGCCAACGAAGGAGGACATCGACGCAGCCGAAGAATTGGCGCGTGACATGGTGGTTAATCCTGAGAAGCGTATTGAATACAACGCTTACCCGAATGAAACGATGGCATGGCTCGCTGGCATGATCACTCAGAGCAACTGCGCCCTTGTTGATGACCTCTCAGAACTAAAACTGTACGTCGTTAATAAGTTGTTGTTTGAAATTGAGCGTCCTGAAAACCTCACGGATTCCAAAACTCGACTGCAAGCCCTGACAAAACTGGGCGAAGTAGACGGAGTTGATGCGTTTAAGAAGCGATCTGAGGTGACGGTGCAGGTCAAACCCATCGAAGAGGTGGAAAGAGAACTGCGAGACACGCTTGAACAGATCAAAGCACGCAAAAAGATTCGTAGCACAGTCGATATTGTTGATTTGAAGCCTGAAGATTACGAAATTCGTGACGAAAACGCGTCACAAACCCACTAAATTCGTGAACGCAGCAGTTCAAACGCCGCCTTTGACACTCGATGACATCGAAGCGCTGACAGAACATGCCTTAACGCTGCCGGATAAGGAAAAACGCGAGCATTTAGAGCGAATTCGGCAGTACAAAGGCAAATTGCTGCGCGATTCTGGCAAGAATAACTTCTTAGACTTCATTGCTCACGTGTATGCAGGGTACAAAGTCGGCCCTCACCACGCCAAACTTGCGAGAATCTTTGAAGAAATTGCCGCAGGCAAGAAGAAAAGAGTCATCGTCAACATCGCTCCGCGTCATGGCAAGAGTGAGATGATCTCGTACCTTGCTCCGGCGTGGTTCCTTGGCAAGTATCCGCATAAGAAAGTGATCATGGCCTCGCACACTGCGGACTTGGCTGTGAACTTTGGTCGTCGTGTTCGTAACTTGGTCGGGAGTGACCTGTATCGTGACATTTTTCCGAACGTTGAACTTCAAGCGGATTCAAAGAGTGCTTCACGTTGGGGCACTAATTTTAACGGCGAGTATTTTGCTATTGGCGTGGGCGGCGCTCTTGCGGGCCGTGGTGCTGACCTCTTCATAATTGACGATCCACACTCGGAGCAAGAGGCCAAGCAGGGCCGAGCCGATGTGTTTGAACCCGCATGGGAGTGGTTCCAGTCAGGCCCGGTGCAGCGACTGATGCCGGGCGGTGCGATCATCGTGGTGATGACCCGTTGGAGCAAAATGGACCTGACGGGCAAGATCGTTGACCACATGACCCGCGAAGAAGGGGCGGATGAGTGGGAGGTGGTTGAGTTCCCAGCCATCCTGAACGAGAAGCCACTCTGGCCGGACTTCTGGGCACTTGAAGAGTTGCTGGCGAAGAAGGCCAGTATGGACGTGCGGTACTGGCAAGCCCAGTACATGCAACAGCCCACGAGTGAGGAAGGGGCACTAATCAAGCGTGAGTGGTGGCAGGTCTGGGAGAAAGAGACCCCGCCCCAGTGCGAGCACATCATAATGAGCCTCGACGCCGCTCAAGAGAAGTCCAACCGGTCGGACTACAACGCCCTCACCACGTGGGGGGTCTTCTTCAATGAAGAGAACAAGAACTACAACATAATCCTACTTAACTCTATCAAAGAGCGGTTGGAGTTCCCGGAACTGAAAACCCTTGTGCTTGAGCAGTACAAAGAATGGAACCCCGACTCATTCATCGTTGAAAAGAAATCCAACGGTGCTGCGCTCTACCAAGAGATGAGAAGGATGGGCGTGCCCATCGGTGAGTTCACACCGGGCAAAGGCCAAGACAAGATCAGCCGTGTGAATGCAGTATCCGATCTCTTCTCTTCCGGTATAGTCTGGGTGCCCGATAGACGGTGGGCGTGGGAAGTGGTCGAGGAGTGCAATGACTTCCCGTCTGGCACTCATGATGACCTTGTGGACTCAACCACACTAGCCCTTCTGCGCTTTCGGCAGGGGGGCTTTATCCGTCTACCCAATGACGAGCCAGAGCCTACGAAGTGGTTCAAGAGCCACAGGCGAGAAGGGTTTTACTAGGAGAATTTAGATGGCTATCGACAAAGCATTGTACGAGGCACCGGCAGGTCTTGAGGCTCTCGCGGCTGAAGAGCCAGCGATTGAGATCGAGATCGAAGACCCGGAAGCCGTACGTATCGGTATGGGCGACACGATGATCGAACTTCAGAAAGCAGAACCGCGTGCTGAAGACTTCGATGCCAATCTCGCTGAATACATGAGTGAGAATGAACTTCAAACTCTTGCTGGCGATTTGATTGGTGATTACGAGCAGGACTTGGCTTCCCGCAAAGACTGGCTGGATGTGTATGTCAAGGGACTGAAAATCCTTGGCATTCGCTATGAAGAGAGGACGGAGCCGTGGCCCGGTGCCTGTGGTGTCTTCCATCCCCTCCTCATGGAGAGTGCGGTCAAGTTTCAGTCCGAGACCATCATGGAGACCTTCCCTGCGATGGGGCCGGTCAAGACCAAGATCATTGGTAAGGAGACGCCGGAGAAGAAGCAGTCTTCAATTCGTGTCGCTGATGACATGAATTACCAACTGACCGAGATCATGAAGGAGTACCGCCCCGAGCATGAGCGCCTGTTGCTCTCGCTCGCCTTGGCAGGCAACGCCTTCAAGAAGGTGTACTTTGACCCGAGTTTGGATCGGCAGACTGCCGTGTACATTCCGGCTGAAGACATCGTTGTGCCTTACGGCGCGTCGAACCTTGAGTCAGCCGAGCGTGTTACGCATCGCATGCGTAAGACCAAGAATGAACTGATCAAGTTGCAGTACGCAGGCTTCTACCGTGACGTGGACTTGGGTGACCCGGTTCGTGTCATGGACGAGGTTGAGAAGCAGAAGGCTGAAGATCAGGGCTTCTCAGCGTCGATGGACAATCGGTTCCAGTTGCTTGAGATGCACGTGAACCTCGACCTTGATGGCTACCCTGACGTTGATGATGACAACAACGAGACGGGGATTGCCCTGCCATACGTCGTCACGATTGAGAAAGGCACGGGGACGATCTTAGCGATTCGACGTAATTGGAAAGAAGATGATGACCTCAAACAGAAGCGACAACACTTCGTCCATTACGGATACATCCCCGGCTTCGGCTTCTACTACTTCGGTCTCATCCACCTCATCGGTGGACACAGCAAGGCTGCAACCAGCCTCCTTCGACAACTCGTCGATGCAGGCACTTTGTCAAACCTTCCGGGCGGTCTCAAATCAAGAGGGCTGCGTGTCAAGGGAGACGATACGCCTATTGCGCCGGGTGAGTTCCGAGACGTAGACGTGCCGAGCGGAGCGATCCGGGACAACATCCTGCCGCTGCCGTATAAAGAACCAAGCCAGACCTTGTCGATGTTGATGGACAAGATCATTGAAGAAGGTCGCCGCTTCGCTGCGGTGTCCGATCTCAAGATTAGCGACATGTCTTCGCAGGCTCCGGTGGGCACGACTCTTGCGGTGCTTGAGCGTGTATTGAAGGTTATGACGGCGGTGCAGGCTCGCGTGTACTACGCGATGAAGCAGGAGTTCAAACTGCTGGCTGCGATCATCCGCGACAATACGCCGGATGAATACTCGTATGAGCCGGAAGTTGGCAAGGCGAGCGCGAAGAAGTCGGACTACGACAACGTCGATGTCATCCCGGTTGCTGATCCTAATGCAGCCACGATGTCGCAGAAGGTCGTGCAGTACCAAGCCGTGCTGCAACTTTCCCAGACCGCGCCGCAACTGTATGACCTGCCGTACCTACACCGGCAGATGATTGAAACGCTGGGCGTTAAGAACGTAGATAAGATTATTCCGCTTCCTAGCGATCAGAAACCGCGTGATCCGATCACAGAGAACATGGATGTCATGACGGGCAAACCGCTCAAGGCGTTTATGTTCCAAGATCACGAAGCGCACATGAGAGCGCACATTGCGCTTGGACAAGACCCGAAGATTGCACAACTCATTGGTCAAAATCCGATGGCACAGCAGATCACTGCTGCACTTCAGGCGCACATCATGGAGCACATGGCGTTTCAATATCGCCGTGAAATCGAGAAGCAGTTGGGCGCAGCGTTGCCCCCGCTTCCGCAAGACGACCGGGAGGAGTACGACCTTCCGCCAGAGTTTGAGGTTCAACTATCGCAACTTGCTGCCGCAGCCGCAGACCGTGTTCTTCAGAAGGACAAGGCAGAAGCGCAAGCGCAGCAGAACGCGCAACAACAGCAAGACCCGCTTGTGCAGATGCAGATGATGGACTTGCAAATCAAACAACTGCAGGCGCAGACCAAAGCGCAGCAGGTGCAAATCGAAGCCCAGATTAAACAGGCTGAAATTCAGCGTAAGCAGCAAAAAGACGTTATGGACGCCGCTGCAAAAGCAGATGAACTGGACCTTCGCAAAGAAGAAATCTCTGGCAGACAGCAACTTGAAGCCGCACGACTTGGTGTGGACATCGAGAAGCAC